CCAGGGGCCACCTAAGACATTGGATAGGTCAGCCATTGATGGTTGCCTCTCGGTGCTGGAGGTAATCCGAAAGCGCCTTTAGCACCTTGTAGGTCGGGTTGGCGTCCGCGTTATCGCGCACATCGCGCACGGTGTTCAGGTGCAAGCCGGTTGCCTGCGCGACCAGCCCCGGTCGTCGGTCAACCAGCGCGTGCCTGATTTGCTCTAGCGTCATCATTTTTTGTCCCATCGTTTAAATCGTCCATTTAAGTGTTGACATGGTACGCCAGATCATTTATCGTTGCAACCCTGCGCGATTGGAATTGGCCGAAGGCGCAGCAATTAACGAAAGGAGCCAGAGATGGCTATTAGTGTGAAACGAACCGGCGGATTGTCCGCTAGTGGGGTAAAGGTGCTGGTCTACGGCCAGGCAGGCGCAGGCAAAACCAGCCTTATTAAAACGCTTCCCAACCCGATTGTGCTATCGGCCGAAGGTGGCCTGCTTTCGGTGCAAGATTCCGACCTTCCATACATTGAGGTCGACGGTATGGAAACGCTCAAAGAAGCGTGGCTGTGGCTTACCGAGAGCAAAGAGGCGCAGGCCTATAAATCGGTGGCGCTAGACAGCATCAGCGAGATTGCCGAGGTCGTGCTGAACGCCGAGAAAAAGGCGACGAAAGATCCGAGGCAGGCCTACGGTGCGATGCAAGAGCAGATGGCCGACATTATTCGCGCTTTCCGCGATCTGCCAAACCGCCATGTTTACATGAGCGCGAAGCTGGAAAAAAGCCAAGACGAAATGGGCCGCATCCTGTATGCGCCCTCCATGCCCGGTAACAAGACCGGACAGAGCTTGCCCTACTACTTTGACGAGGTGCTGGCCTTGCGTATTGAGCGCGACAGCGACGGCGGTACGCAACGCGCCCTCATGTGCGATGGCGATGGGTTGTGGTTGGCAAAAGACCGCAGCGGCAAACTGGCCCCATGGGAGGCACCGGACCTCGGTGCGATCATTGCAAAGATTGGCGGCTGAGATGGACCGCGCCCATTTCATCAAAACGGTGAGCGACCTTGGATCGCTTTCTAGTATGTGGCTAATGGCCAAGACCGCCGAGGCAACGGCGACGGCCGACCGCCGCAACATTGAAGACCGCATACGCGAACTCACCGGCGTGCGTGACGATGTGGAAGGCACAGAGAACGTCAGAGCCACCGGCTACCGCGTAAAGATCGTCAGCCGCCTTGACCGCAAGGTTGATGCGGAAAAAGTGCAAGAGCTGGCCGCTGAACATGGCCTCACGACTCATCTATCCAGCCTCTTCCGCTGGAAACCCGAATTGAACATGAGCGCCTGGAAAGCCGCTGATGATTCGATCACCCGCCCTTTGGCGGCAGCAATCACGACCAAACCCGGTCGCCCTTCGTTTTCTATTGAACAGGAGTAATTAACATGGCTTTGCTTGACCAAACCTTTGACGCGGCCGACCTGCCGGTGTCGTCCCCTATCGGTCCCATTCCCGAAGGTTCCTACACAGCGAATGTGACCCAGGCCGAACTCAAAACGACCAACGATGGCACCGGCCAGTACATCAAACTGCGCCTTGACATTACCGGCCCTAGCCACCAAGGCCGGGTGGTGTTCGCCAACCTCAACATCAAAAACGCCAGCCTCAAAGCCGAGGAAATCGGCAAACAGCAGCTCGGCGAAATCATGCGAGCAATTGGCCTGGCGCGCGTGCGTGATACCGACGAGCTGATCGGTGCGGCGCTCAAGATTCGCGTGGCCATTCGCCCAGCGCGCACGGACGAGCGTACTGGCAAGACCTACGATGCCGCCAACGAGGTGAAGGGCTACAGCGCCATCGGCGGTACCGCTGCACCGGCGGCTAAGGCAGCGGCCCCGACGGCCGTTAGCAAAGGCGCAACGCCGCCTTGGATGAAGTAAAAAAAATCCCCGGCCTGTCACCAGGTCGGGGAAATGGTCAACTTAAACAAAGGAGCGGGCAAATGAAGTTACCCGAAGCAGAGAATAGCATACAGGCGCTGATTGACAAGCATCACGAATCGCTTGCCGAGCCGCCAAGGGGTCACATGGGTTGCAGCCAGCTCGGACACCCGTGCGACCGTTGGCTTTGGCTTTCCTTTCGCTGGGCCGTGCAGCCGTCGTTCCCCGGTCGCGTGCTGCGTTTGTTCCGGCGTGGTCAGAACGAAGAGGCAACGATTGTCTCGGACCTACGCGCCATCGGCCTCGACCTACGCATGACCGGCCCCAAGCAACAGCGCGTGGACCTTGGCGCTCATGTGTCCGGAAGCATTGACGCGATCATTGAATCTGGTGTGCCCGAGGCACCCAAGAAGCGCCATGTCGCCGAGTTCAAGACGCATTCCAAAAAGAGCTTTGACGACCTTGACAAATACGGCGTAGAGAAAAGCAAGCCCGAGCATTTTGTGCAGATGCAACTGTATATGCACGGAACCAAGATCGACCGAGCGCTCTATCTCGCCGTCTGCAAAGACAACGACGAAATCTATACAGAGCGCGTGCGATATGACAAGGAAATCGCCGAAAAATATATACGTCGTGGGCACTACCTGGCGCTCGCAGACCGGATGCCGCCACCTATCAGCACCGATCCGAGCTGGTATCAATGCAAGTTTTGCGACGCGCACGAGTTCTGCCACAGCACCAAGCTAACGAAACACGTGAACTGCCGCACCTGCGCGCATAGCACGGCGACCCCGGACAGCACCTGGCGTTGTGAGGTGCATGAGGCCGACATACCTATCGAATGGCAACGACAGGGTTGTGGTGGCCATACGCTGCACCCGGACCTCGTGCCGTGGGAACGCAAAGACGGCCTCGACGATTGGACAGCGGTCTATGTGATCGACGGTAAAGACGTTGCCAATGGCGAAGGCGACGCGCACGTATACACCAGCCGCGAGATACTGGCGAACCCGTCGGCGTGCGCGAATCCGAGCGAACAATTGACCCAACTTCGCAATGAGTTCGATGGGAGGATCGTAGGGTGAACAAAATCGAATTCGGCGACTGCCGCGAAACGATGCGGCGCTGGGCTGCTGATGGCATCAAGGTGCAAACCTGCGTCACCAGCCCGCCTTACTTTGGCCTGCGCGACTACGGGCACGAAGGCCAGATCGGGCTAGAGCAGACACCAGAGCAGTACATCGCGGCAATGGTGGAGGTGTTCCGGTGCGTGCGTGATGTGCTGGCAGACGATGGGACGCTGTGGCTAAATATTGGTGATAGTTACGCTGCCCAGCGTGGCGGCACACATCAGCCTGCGGAAACCCTTGCAGGAGGCAAAGGCGGCAAGATGGAAGACGGGTCTATTGTCAATCGTGACAGACACGCTGGCTATAACCCGACACGCAACGCCGCCGCAATTGGCCTCAAACACAAAGACCTGATCGGCATCCCTTGGATGCTGGCCTTCGCCCTTCGCGCTGATGGCTGGTATCTGCGTCAGGACATCATCTGGCACAAACCCAACCCCATGCCTGAATCTGTGCGTGACCGTTGCACCAAGGCGCACGAGTACATTTTCCTGCTGTCGAAGTCAGATCGGTATTTTTTTGACAAAGACAAAATGCAAGAGGCGGCTGTCGGCGGTAGTAAAGGTGCCGCCGCTTCGTTCAAACGAAACAACAGCAAGCGCGGAGTTGCTGATGTATGTCCAGCCAGCCCAATGCCGACGCATCGCGCAGACCGTGAAGATGTTCGATATGACGGGCCTACCCGCAATCGCCGCAGCGTCTGGTCAGTCGCCACTCGCCCCTACAAAGGCGCTCACTTCGCAACCTTCCCGCCTGCGCTGATCGAGCCATGCATTCTTGCTGGTTCTCGACCCGGTGACATTGTTCTTGATCCGTTCATGGGGTCTGGCACCACCGCAGCCGTGTCGATCCAACATGGTCGGCAGTACCTTGGCTGTGAACTCAATCCTGACTACGGGCCTCTGCAACATGAGCGAATTAATCAAGTTCAGGAATCGTTAAAAGACGATCAGCTTTCGTTGGTGCTGGAATAAATATGCTCCGCGAATACCAACAACGCGCCATCGACCAGCTCTACGCCTGGTTCGACGCTGGCAACAAAGGCAACCCTTGCCTTGTGCTACCGACTGGTTCTGGCAAGAGCCACATCGTTGCGGCGCTATGCAAAGACGCGATCCAGACTTGGCCCGAGACGCGCATCTTGATGCTGACGCACGTCAAAGAGTTGATCGAACAGAACGCCGAGAAAATGCGCCTGCATTGGCCAGGCGCACCAATGGGCATCTACAGCGCCAGCATTGGCAAACGCCAGCTCGGCGAGCCGATCACATTTGCCGGCATTCAATCGGTGCGTAGCAAGGCCGATCTGCTTGGCCACATTGATCTGGTGATTGTTGACGAGTGCCACCTAGTCAACCATAAAGACGAAGGCGGCTATCGCAAGTTGCTCGGCGACCTTACGCGCATCAACCCGGCGCTGCGCGTTGTGGGGCTAACGGCTACGCCTTACAGATTAGGCCACGGCCTCATCACCGACAAACCCGCGCTGTTTGACGCGCTTATTGAACCGGTGGGCATCGAAGAGCTGGTGTTCAAGGGCTACCTATCGACCCTGCGCTCCAAGGTCACCAAGGCACGCCTGGATGTGTCTGGCGTGCATAAGCGCGGCGGCGAATACATTGAGAGCGAGCTGCAAGCTGCGGTCGATACCGACGACAACAACCTCGCCGTGGTGCAGGAGGTGATTGGCCTGGCAGGCGACCGCAAAGCATGGCTTTTCTTTTGCGCCGGTGTCAAACACGCCGAGAACATAGCGATCCTTCTTGATCTGATTTTTGGCATCCCAGCGGCGTGCGTGACCGGCGACACGCCAAAGGCCGAGCGCGAGCGAATCCTGGCCGACTTCAAGGCCGGCAAGCTGCGCGCGCTCACCAACGCCAATGTACTGACCACCGGCTTTGACTACCCTGACATTGACTTAATCGCCATGCTGCGCCCGACCATGAGCGCCAGCCTGTATGTGCAGATGGCCGGTCGCGGGATGCGCGTAAAGAGCCACACCGATCATTGCCTGGTGCTGGATTTCGCTGGCGTGGTCGCAACGCATGGGCCGATTACCGCCGTGCAGCCGCCGACAAAGGCTGGCGATGGTAATGGCGAAGCGCCGGTGAAGGTCTGCGACAACTGCGACGAGCTGGTGCCCATCAGCGCCCGCGAATGTCCCGCCTGTGGCCACAAATTTCCCGAGCCAGAGCGCAAAAAGTTGCAACTTCACGACGACGACATTATG